GATCATGATACATAGAAATAATGTTCAATTCTTTTTCGATTGCTTCCAAAATGTCTGGGTGTTCACCAACTCCAGCCGCATTGTGAAAATAAACTTCAACATTAGCCTTATGTTTTGCAATATGACCTTCTGCGTGTTTGATCATTGCATCAATCATCAGTTGTCTATCGTATGCCATTTATTGTTCCTTTCCAATTTGCGGTATATATTGTTCCGCAATCAATTTATGTGTTTCAACGTCATAGTGTTCGTCGTCAATTAAACATTGATCCTTTTGTAATGTTTTTAGAAACTGTTCAACAGTTTGATCTGCCACTGTTGCATACGAACAGTCTCCAAACATATTTAAGTCTTTAGGTAACCATGTAATATTGTTTATGGCAAAAATTTTTAATTTTGCATTATTTTCTTTGCATAAACGAGTCCACATATAAACTTCTTTATAAAATGCTCTTTGGTTGACCAAAGTCATCATCTCATGCCAAGCCTTGATACGTTGGTATCCTTCTGTTTGTAAATCAGGTTGTTCCAAATCAAATGGTTCGAACCTAAGTGCTATGCTTGGATCAATGGCGTAATCACCCTTGACAGTAATTCTTCCACCATCAAAACTTTGTTCATCTTCCAACCACATCTGAATATTCCAACAATCTATTTTGCCTTTTTGTTCTTCCAGCATCATGTGTCTTTCTAACGGCACTATGTTTTCGTAGTGGCAAGGATTATGGAAGCCTAGCCTAAATCTATTCCAATATGTTTGTTGTATTATTACTTCGTCAATATCATCATACTTGTTAAAAAGATGTGCTAATCTTTCACTGTAATCATACCAACCTCTACCAGGACAAGCAAATATGGCACCGTCCTTTTTTTGATCATTTATATAAAACTCTGCCCAGTTGTTTTCATTCCAACGGTCTCTGGAACCATCTTTATTTGCATAACTATAACCTGCACTATGACTACAACCTAAGACAGCAGTTCTCATTGATCAAATAACTCCATTTGCAATAATTCATTTCTAGTTGGTATTGTGTATGTATTCAATGTGTAATTACCCTTTTCAGGAATCACGTGTCTTACACCACCTTTAGGATCTTTCATATCACCTTCACGTCTTGGAATAAGATGTACGTGTGGCCACATAATTGTTTGTCCTGCACTGGCACCAACGTTTTGTCCAATGTTATAACCTGTGCAATAATCTTTGTCAACCCAATCATAACCCCAGGCGTATGCCGCCTTGTAACATTTTGCAAGGTCTTCCCAGGTTTGTGTTTTAGGTACAAAAAGAATGTGTCCTTCTGTAACTGGATATTTGTCCTTAAATACTGTAAAGTCCCTGGTGTCTATTAAGACGTCTTTCCATGGGATATCTTTAAATTCCATAAGTGTTCTCCATTGTTATTAATATTCACTAACATTTTCCCAAGGATACACTAGCCAAACATCTTCTTCTGCTTTGTTTACTGAGTCTGAATAATAATCAACTTGGTCAAATTCACTTGATAGGTTCTCGGTAAGTGTACAAAATCTTACTGATTTACCCCATACTTGTTCCCACCATGGGTCATCTGGTAAACAACTCTTTTGCCAATCTTCCTTTAATGCTTTAAATGTAGCACCAGAGTCATTTATATCATCAACTATTAGTATTTTCTTTCCTCGTGCAGTAGTTGGCATTTCTCTTTCTTTAAGACCAAATGCTTCTTCCGCCAGACCTTTGCTTGATTGTACAACTTTATTATCATCTCTGAAACTTATTTTAATTGCATCTGCTGGTATATCTAACATATTAGATAATATTGTTGCAGGAACATTACCACCTCTTGTAATACCAACAATTAAATCAGGTCTCCAATTTGAATTGTATAGTTGCACAGTAATCTGATGACACATCTTTTCAACATCATTCCAACTATAATATTTTTTCTTAATCAAAGTTTTTCTCCACTGTAATAGGTTCATTGTTGTTTTTATCAACTATAATACTTGTACCTTCTTGATCTGCATTTACAAATTTTAAAGAAGGAACAAACCTTGGGTTACTCCTAAATCCAGTTGCGGTATGTTGTACCTTACTATTAAAAATACAAATTCTACCTGGTATAGGAGCGATACTAACAACTAAATGATCTGGATCACCTTCGATGTCATTTAAAACGTATCCTTTCAAATCTTCTCTTGTTATAAAAAACTTTGTTTCACCTTTTTCATTTGGTTCCCACTTACTATTGCAATAATACAATAGTGTCATATCACAATCATCATCGTGATAGTAAGCATCTTCATTTGTGGAAAAGAAATTAAGATTGCTTCTTTTATATCTATAACCTTGTAATTCTTCTAATTTGTTTGTTTCTAGCCAAAGTATTTGCCATACGTTTGTATCTTCGAAACTAAAACATTGTAAGCCTGTTGGTGGATTTTCTGGATTGTCTTTTGTCCCCCATTTGAAAGGAACGTTTTGTATATCCTTTTCCAACATACCTATTAGGTTAGGCTTGAATACATTATCATATGTAACTATTAAATCATTAAAATAACTTGTTCTCTTCATGCCGTTGCTTTGTCTCTTTCAGCAAGATATGTTTCGTTGTGTATCCACTTGCCGTTTTTAATAAATCCCCACTCTTGAACTTTTTTACCCATATAAAATAAACTCCAACATGGTAGTTCGTTGCCGTTTTCATCCTTGGCAAGTTCTAGCCTATGCAGGTCTGTAGACTTACGATAGCGGAAATGACCTGGTCCTCTCCAGAACTTGCCTTCAGGGGTATGTTCATAATACCCTCCCTTGAGAATTAAAGTCGCATAATTCCAAGGATGATCATGTAAGTCGTCAAGGTCGCTTACAAGAATCTTGTGTAACGTAATGTTAAACGGAAAGTTCTTTCTATCTTTTAGAAACACGTACCACCTAATCAAATAAGGCACTTGATTGTTTCTATCATAAATTACTCTTTTTCTGTCTTTAAAAATGTTAAACATTTTTCTTTTGTCCACTTCTATAGTCGTCTTTTACTAAATTATATATCTCCACAAATTTTTCATATTGTATTCTTAATGCTGGATAGTCTTTTATCATTTCCTGTATTGTACTTTCACTTGGCCAATTATCATCATAATCGAAACCAAAAGACATATCCGCAAATCCAGTTTGGCCAGTCATATCTAATGAAATAGTACCATCATCGTTTGCCATACTATCTGTGCTATAAGTATAATCTGTATTAAATGTATATTCTGTACCTGTATCAGTCGTAGGATCTAGATTGCCCAGATCATTATTGCCAGTGTAAGTTATTTTATAATCACTGCTTGGCGATGCTATTGTAGAGTTCTTTGCCACTGAAGTACCTTTCTTTCAATATTAGTCTTTGCTTTTGTATGAATGTTACATATTTTTTGTAATTTTCCATATAATCGATAATACGTTCTACTACAAATTTTTTATTTAATTTGTATGTTTCGAAATCTTTTGTCCATTCACTTGGATACTTAAATTCATTTATTGCCATTTCTTTGTAACTTAATCTGTCTGGAACCATAGGCAAACAATTAACAATAGAACCTTCATACCAACTAATACCTAATGTCTCCTGTAAGTTTGCACTGAACATCAGTTTTGCTTCACCTAGTAAGTTATGATATTCATTTTTTGTTAATTGTTTTTCTTGACAAACAACAAATTCATATTGTGGCAAACTATCTTTTAAATCATAAAATATTTCAGGCTGTTTTTCAGGAGCAATTCTATGTGGAAATAATATTAGATTCCTTTTAGTCATGCCTTTATACATTTCAAAACTTTTGTCCAAATACTCCATTGGCCAACCAACACGTTGTACCTTACTTTTATTTGTAGTAAGTCCTACATAATTGCCAAACTCTCTAAATGCTTCTACAAAAATATTAATGTGGAAATCACTTGCAAAAAAATTATGATCATAAACTTCAAACATTGACCTTTCTGCATTTCTTACCCAAGGTTTATCACCTATTAGTCTTCCTAAAAAGTCCGCAGGATCATATGAACCGGCGTGCCACAAGCCACCCATTTTAACTTTGACTCCGAGCAGTTCAGCCATATATTTAAGTTGGATAACAGTAGGATTCCAAGCATCAGTATAAAGAAAGTAATCGCCGTCTTTAACTTCTCCATTACAAAACATTTCTCCTATTTTCTCTAACTGTTTGCTTTTATAAACGTTAGTTCCGCCAAAGTTGAGAAACGCCCCAGGTGTTGTTGCCTGTGGCGTATCTCCTCCACTAATAACTTTTACATCTTGATTAGTTGCATGACGCAACTGCTTTGGAAGATATTCCTTCCATTGCTTTGTGTATCTTGTGTCAACTGCTTCTATATCAACGATGTAAATTGCCATTAGTTATACCTTCTTTTTTTAAACTTGCGTCTTGGTCTGCGTCTTACTGGACCACGTAGGAATGCAGAATAACTTTTGCTGTCTTTTTTATACAAGTCCTTTTCATCAAACTTATATCCTTCAAACCTACAAAAACTTTCAAACTTCTCAAGGTCAGTAAAGATTTGAACCACTTCGGGGTGTTTGTCGAAATAATTACCCACGACAGTTTCTCCTCTTCTAAGTGTTATACTCGATATGAGCACCATTCTCTCCATCTTCAGAAATATCTATGTGTACTTCACGTCCACCATATTTCTCACTAATCTTTTCATAAAGATCATCACTCATCATCTCACATGATTTGTAATCAAGTTCTAACGTTTTGTCATCATATAGCCTCTCTAACCAACGTTTAAATTGTATAAACTCAATGTCTCTGTCATTGTGTGTAACTGCTATTGCTACCTTAAAATGAAAGATATGTCTATGTGGATATCCTAAAAAACTCACGTCATCCCAACCGCCTGTTGCAAGTTTCGGATCATCAAGTGCCGCAGGATATTTGTGAATACCTTCTTTTCTAAAAGTAACCCAAATCATTCTCTTCGCAGTATTCATAGTTCTTTCTTTCCTATCTTTTTCCATTTGTTCAGTTATCATTGTATCTGTTATACTCATTAGCATACTACCTTTTCCTTTATTTGTCAACCTCATCTGCAGGGTTATCATCATTATATTTTGTCCAATCTGTAAACTTATCTCTATCCAATAAGTCATGAACTTGATGAATCCAAACACCTGCATTAGAATGATCAAAGTCTGCGTCATCTATCTTTATACAAGCATTGTAATTTAATTCTTTTATGTGTGGAAGTTTTACACTGATCTGGCTGATGAAATTTTGATTTTGATTGAAACCCATTTCTATAACCCAATCATGATATTTTACATCATAATCTAAAGTTACCAAATACTTTTTGTTTAATAATCCATTTACAAGATCTTCCCAATCTTCTTTAGGAACAAAACTTTGGTTAGCACCCAAGTAGATGTGATCAACATAATGTTTTTTCGCTTGTTCTAGAACTTCTTCTAAAGGTCTACAACCTACAACAAACAATGTGTCTTTATCAAAGGCAGGAGTTTTTTCTACTTCAAAACCTGTAAAATAAATTACATCTTCACTTGTTCCACTTGAGTACTCACGTTTCATATTATTTGTGTCCTGCTAGTTTATCTTTCACCTGTAATTTTTGTTTTTTTAAATTAACAAGATGTTGTTTGGTGCTCCAAGTTCTATCACCTTGTCTTTCTTGTTCGACCTCAGATGACTTCTCATCTAAGAACCTATGTAAGTCTTGTAGACCTTTTGTTTGTTTGCTTAATCTACCTGTTGCCATTTATTTTACCTCCTCAAAAAGGTTAGCAAACTGTGTACTTGCGTTCACAGTTTTTTTGCCTGTTGCTCCTCTAGTTCCGATAATACTCATCCAGAACTTAGAAAATTCTTCAATTACTGCTTCTGCTTCATCTCGCTTATCAGTTGCGAATATTGCCTCCACAACGTCTCGAAATAAAACCCTGTCAAAGGACTCTTCAACAAGCATTGCTGGAATGATTCCTTTGTCGTATTGTCTATTTGCTTCTTGCACTGCATTAATATGACTCCAAACATTGTGTCCCATTTGTATAGCATAAGAAAAACTATCCCAAGATGTCTTTCCTTCTTTGCCTACTTTATTCAAATCACCTGGATTGTAAATACAGATATCTTTAGCAGTAAGTCCTTTAGTAATAGGACTGTCTAAGAAACTTCTGTGTTTACCTTCACGTACAAATGCTTGACTAAATGCAGTTGTATCCTTTGCTAATGCTTTATCATCTATTGATGGTACCATTCGATACACCCATTTAGTTCTATCACTTGTTTCTAGTTCACAATAGATTTGACCATTTGCAGTTGCCAAGAAAGGACTTGCACAATCAAATGTAATTGTAAAGTTTTCGTTATGATACTTACGAACTGCTCTTTGTATGTCAGTAAGTAACGTTGCCCATTCTAATTTGCTTGTACCTAAAAAGTGCATAAAGTCATGCACACCTTTTTCTAACAATCCATCAAAACGCAATGCAACCAATCTTTTTAACACAAGATGAACATCACACATATTTTGTCCACCCATTGACCAACCATTGAAATGTGTACCTGGATATTTTTTAGGATCACAATAATCTTTCATTTGCTGATACCAGTCTTCTGCATCAGCATGGTTTTCGCCTTGTAATACATTTAAGAACTTACAATTACCATTCCTATTTTTCATAAAGTAATCATTGTTTATACGTGTGGCATCAACAGCCTCTTGATACGAACTAATTCCTGTTGCTTTAATACCAGCAGGTGATCTTGATACCCAAGCAGGAATATCAAGTATCATGCCATAGTTCATATAAGAATCCATCCAAGTAAGAACTTGTTCACGTTTCTTTTTTGCTTTAGGGCAGTTAGGATCTTTCCAATCACCTTCCCATACACCCTTACCAATCTGGAAACCGCCTGAATCACCTAACAACCAAGAAGTGTTACGATCTCTATCTCTGATCATAAGTTCTTTAGGTGCATCTTTGTTTACGTCCAGTTCAGCATGACCGGCCGAGTAAAGGCTCCAATTATATTCAAAGATGCTTTTACTAGGATTTAACCAATTCATACTTTCTACATCATTTGGAAAGTTGCTAGGTATCCTAGTCTTATCTACGTATTCCTCACGTCTTTGCTTTCCTATAAACGTAGCAAAGAAACCGCTTATCGCTGGAAGGAATATTGCGTAGTCCTTTTGTTCTTTTGTTAGGTTAGTATTCAATCTAAGTCCGTCCTTATTATATGTTTTCTTAATGCTCTTACAAGTTCTTCAATTTTATCTATAATACCGATTAAACTTTTATCAGTAATATATGATTGGCGTTCTCGTAATTTGTCATATTCTTTTAATGAGATAGTAACAGTACCACCTTCATTTTCGTATGACATATCTTCACCATGCTCTTTATGGCTATCATACATTCTTTTTTCTTCTTCAGTCATAAACCTCCTATTTAGACTGAGCAGGCAGTATGTAGTTGTATTCTGTCATTCCAGAATCAACAGTAATTTGCATAGCACCTTGATCAGATATTTTCATTGATAATTTACCATCAAGTCCAAGTATTGCTTGTACCTGTGCTACTGGCCAACTCCAACTATGTTTTAGTTCTCCATTAGCATTTGTTTCAAACACAAACTGACCTGCGTGTGTACTAGCATCACCAAAGTTAAACATTAAGTTAGTACCTTCTGACTTTACAGAAAACACTGTTTCTTCTGAGTGTGCTAAACTTTGAAACTTCATTCTTTGGATACTAGCCATTGATGGACTAAATTCAACGTCCCAACTAGCACCTTTAAATTTAACAGTCTTAAGTTTTTCCTCAATAATTTGTTTATTCATAAACCTATAATCATTTTGGAAATCACCTGTTGCATTTTCAAAGTGGATATGTGTAGGAACAGTTTCTCCATTACGTTCCGCACTTTTCACTTCTATTTTACTATCCTTCTGATACTCAGGACATTTTAAATGAAGTGCAAGTTTATCTAAATTAGGCATACCAAATACGCCTGTAAACTCTCCAACTTTGTTTTTTGTTACTGCGGACATAATAACCGAACGGTCTTCCGCCATACTCTCAATATTTGTAGTTGCATCATCACTTGAAACTTTTACTAAATTCAAAAAGCCTAAACTGTGTGTATGTGCAACAACGTCTTGTAAGATATCTTTCATTTGCCTTTACTCCTATATTACATTATATTTAGATTTTCAGCATTTGTCAAGTTCTTTTCTTGGCTGATGTAATCTATGATATCAATTTTTGAACGCCAACCCAACGCCCAAAGTTCTTTTGGATTGCTTTTATTGTCAATCCTCTCGTGTTTGTCTCCAACCGTTTCTATATAGTTGGTACAAAACCTTTTGGCAAGTTCTCGGATTGATGTTGACTTGCCTGTTCCTAAATCAATAACTCCACGTACATCTACGTTAGTATCAATAAGAATTCTTATTGCCTCCATGACATCTTCTGCATGGATAAAATCTCTATAATGGTTGTTTGCATACTTCACTTCATTTCTAATTAATTTTGGTATAAACATATCTTCTCTACCAACTCCACCTACGATAGTTGTAAATCTTAATCCAATACTATTCTTTGGAGCCATTTCTTCTACTATGTGTTTTGAAAGTGCATAGGGATTTCTTTCTGGTTCTTTTGCAGTGCTTGAACTTGCATATATAATTTTCTTATCCTTGTGTGTATCAAATAATCTTTTACTTGCTAGAACGTTATTTTCCCAATAAATTTTAGGTTGTGTTAAACTTCTACGTACACCGCTTTCACCTGCTAGATGTATTACTATATCAATATCCCAATCAAGTTTACAAGTTAATAAATTATTTCTTTCTTTTTTATCCAAACCTATTACCACATGGCCATGAGTATTTAGGTACTTTGTTAATAGTGTGCCTAAAAATCCTTTATGACCTGTTAGTAATATTTTCATTTAAACTCTTCTCTAATATATCGTTGTAATTCATGATCACCTACGTTTTCAGGAATACGTTTTTTATAAAATAATTCGTAACTGTCTGAACCATATTTTCCCACACCATATAATTTTGTAGCATCTTCTCCGTCCCAAGTTAAAAAATCTTTGGTCATTTGCCTTATTATATTTTCACGTCTATTGTAAAATCCTAAACTTTTAATTACTTTTATTACAGTAGACTTTCTGCTTTTTAAAAAGGCTTCTGGAGTAGGCCATTTATCAAAAAACTCTGGTAATACTCTTTTAACTTGCATTCTACCTGTTTGGTTCAAACAAATAACACCTACAAAGTGTTGCCATAGATTATCGACCTGTTGTTGTACCATTAAATTAGGATCCATCATTTTCATTTGGCTTGTCTTCCTTTTCTATTTGTTCCATCTCATCTAACATTTCATCATATGACTTTCCAGGATTTTCCCAACTGTTGTATGCAGGCATCTCTTTATAATAAGGATCGTTGTATTCTGGATCATCTACACCTTCCACTGCATTTACTTCTGGAACATAATGTTTTAACATATTTTCAACGCCTAATTTTAAAGTTACTGAACTACTTGCACAACCACTACAGGCACCACTCATAAGCATAAGTGCAACACCTGTCTCCATGTCAAAGTCTTTTAACTTAACAACACCACCATGCATTTCTACTCCTGGTTGAATATTGTTAGCAACTATGTGATTAATATTTTCTATAATTTCTTCTTTTGTCCTATCGCTCATTTTTTAACTCCAAAGTGTTTAAAAGTAGACTGAATACACTTTGCTTGATAGTAACAGTCTGCTAATGCATTATGCAATTCTTCTTGAATTGCTTTACGTGGATCTTGTGGCATCATACTAAACACAGTTCTACTATCTCTGATCTGCCAGAAGTTCCAAGGAAAAGGTTGTCCCATTTGTTTATAAAGATGTTCTAGTATTGCATAATCAAACAATGGTCCTTGACACCATAATTCAGAACAACCAACTGTAAATTTATTAAGTTGTTTTAAAAGTTCATTAACACTTACTCTATCATTATCTCCTAGTGCTTCTTCTCTAATTTTAGGATCTTGTTTGCCCCACCATTCTAATGTGTTGTCATCTACAGTTCGGCCTAGTTCAGTTTGTTCATCTACGTTTACTCTAAGATATAATCCTGAATGTGGTTCAGTATCACTGTATGGATCAAACTTAATTGCTCCTACTGTCAGAATAGCACAATCATTAGTTACACCTAATGTTTCTAAATCTATCATTCCATGTGTTGCCATACTATACCAACTTTATTAAAATTACAATTTGTAGAACTAAGACAGCAATCGGCACTATTGTTCTAATAAACTCCATAGTGTGATTGTATTCATCTAACTTTCTTTCAAATTTGTTTCTTTCTTTTTTTAGTTTCATATTACTCTCCAAAGTCAAATAAACTGTTAAACGTATTTTTTTGTTTAGTGCTTTCTAAGTCATAACTTAAAACACCAATCAAATTCCCAAGTTTGTTATCAATGATTGTTTCTTCCATTGCTTCACCATCAAAAGGAAGTTCCTTAAACCATTCAGGCAAATGTAATTCATCAGTTGGATATGCAACACTTGTATATCCTAATGGATTCTTTTTAAGTTTACATACAACAACTTTCATACCATCAACAATTTCTTGTGAGTATTTGTCGCCATTCATTTTTTTAAGTGTGTTCCAATTAATACTTGCTCTAACGTGTCCAGGCATATTTGCTTTACCTTGGCGTTCTTCTAGTTTCTGATAATGTCCTATTTTGTTTGCACGTTTAGGTGACCCTTTTTCATAACCAGGACGTTTTTTAAATTCTGTTCTAAATTTTGCAATAGCATCTAATATTTCTTTTTCTCCTTTTTCTTGCAACACCATAAGCAATAGTTCACTTAAGAAGTCCTGCATAAACACAGGAGTATCTGAACGTTTAAGATCAAGACCCATTGCTTTTACTTTACCTGGCTTGCCATCTACATCTTTACGTTCTCCTTCATCATCATATATCAATGCCGCATAACGTTTTTTAGTGATATACAAACCAGACTCCGCAACAATTTCTCTACCTGCCGCAATTACTTCTGCTCTACTCTTAGGGCAATGAAATGCTTTATGCATAAATTTTTCAAATGTTTTGTTTGCTTCTCCACACACTTGATCATAAAGTTGTATAACACTTTCCTTCGTCCAAGGAATTTGTCCTGCTTCTATTTCTTTTTTAAGAATCGGAAATGCACTAAAATAAACAGAGTCAGTATCACCATATATTATACTTTTTCCTACATGGTCATATTCTCCTGTGATAACTTTGTTTACTTCGGCGCTCATATGTTTTGCAATCGCTCTACCTGTAAGTGTAGTTGATTGACCAATACGTTTATCAAAGAATCTACAACCTGGATTAAGTATAGCACCATATAAACTATTTAGGTTAATCTTTTTAACAAGTTGTCTTTTATCCCAAAATTCTATTTCTGCTTTGTTGCCTGCATCAATTGATTTCTTCTTCATTCCTTGCATTTCTTTACGTTCACTATACCAACGTTTTAGAAGTCCTGGAATAACACCTTCATGTTCATATGTAAAGATAGTTCCATTAGCACTGAGCATCCATGGATTATTGCTATCATGAATTATTTTGTAAATTTGTGCACCACTCATTACTTCTGATTCACCGTTCTCAAAGTCAACAGTGATGCTGACATCTCTACGTTGTTCCATTACTGCATCATATTCAAGTGTTGCAAACTTACCTTCCCATGCACCTGCAAAGGATTTCTTTTTCAAGTTCATTTGTTCAGAAATAAAGTTTTCTGTATGTTCAGGGCGTAGTTGTCCAACAATAGTTGCTGGATCCATATTTAATGCTCTAATAACACTAGGATATAGACTGTTTAAGTCCATGCTACCTATCCACTTATGTACACCAATCTTTGGAAAGGCTACATAAGCACCTGCGGCCGCAGTATTTTCTTCATCACGTCTTGGTCTATTAGGAACCTGCATACCACGTCTATGTGCTTCATTTACAATCGCTTGTTCTGTAACTGCAACTGCACCCATTGTGGTCTGTAGCAAAACAGTATTTGCATGAGCAAGTTCATTTGATAAATCTATGAACTTTAGTTTTTGGTCCAACTTGTCCAGTAGTGCAACGTCTTGTCTGTTGTACTCAATGAACGTTCTGAAATCATTGTTATAAAGTTGATCGAGTGTACCTTCATACACAGTTTTTGTTTCGCCAACTTCCATTTCTCCAATGGCATCAAGTCTATAAGTGTGTCTTTCTTCATATGTGTATTTACGATATAATTCTAAACTATCTAAATGCACTCTACCTATTAGGTCATAGGTGACAAGTGTTCTTCCAAACTTTTCATATTCTCTTTTCTTAGGAAGTTGATCCCAAAGACAAAAACGTCTTGTATCATTTTTACTTAATACTCTAGCAACACGATTTACACAATAAGGAATATCATATCCTTCACTGTTCCAACCTGAAATAATATCTGCATCATCAATTAAATCTAAGAAAGTTTTAAGCATATCTGCTTCGTCAGTAAATAGATGTGTGTTTGGAAAGTCTTTTACTTGTTGTTGTGCTTGTTCCATTGTTAGTGTCTTAGGTGGAACTGCAAGTGTAACAAGACTATCTAACCATTGTAAGTGTACAGTGATTGCAGTAATTGGCATAAATGGATCACCTGGATCAGCAAAGCCACGTTCTGGATCAAAGTCAGTTTCAATGTCAAAGAATGCTACATTAAGTTTCGGAGCATCATGATTAAGATAATTTGTTGATAAGCATTGAAATATAGGATTGATATCGCTTTCAAACAGATCCTTGTTTTTGTTTATTGCTAGTTCTTTTCTAAAATCTTTTGTATTCTTACAAGATATCTTATTTAGAGGATCTCCATAAATGCTTTTATACTTTCCTCTTTGGTCACCATAATAAAATGTGTATCTTACTGGATATTCTGTGAAGTGTCTTTTTCCATCTTCACGACGCTCGACCACCTGTATCTGATCTGCTTCACGATTAAAAAATGCGTCTACGTAACTCATTACTTCTCCTATATGTCATTTGCGGCTGACAAATACCAAATAAACGTTTATGGCCGTTTGTACCTTACTTAAAATACTCTTCTGCATCGATGGCTTTATCATCGATCCATTTATCATAATGTGGTTTGCCTAGTCTTATGCTTGTTGACTTGACTCCCCATTCGCCTAATTGCCTTTCAGTAAACTCTGTCCAATCTTTACCAGACTTGGCACCACGTGCCGTCCAATAGTGTATTTCATTGCCTTCATCAAATAATTTGTTAAGCCTATCAATACGATCATACCTTGGTTCACTGCTTTCATAATTATTACCTTTAGTATAACATATTGTTCCGTCGATGTCAACCATGTAAATCAATATTTAGATCCTTTCGGTGTATCAAAAAAATGTTTTTCGTCCATTGCTTCTCTTATCTTTCTAAAAACCATATTATGTGGATATGTTTTATAATAATCCGTTTTATATAGTTTTTCACTTGCCTTTTTGGTTTCTGTTAGCCTTTGTATTATAAACAATCTAATAGTTGGATCATTCAATTCATTTTTATAATGGTCGTAATTGTATTCAATAAACAACAGATCTCTTTCTGTAAAATAAGGTGTCTTGCATAATCCAATTAAATCTTGTCCTTCGTTTCTGTCTTTTACACCATGTAGTACTATCAATAGTCCATGCACACCGTCATCATACGGAAAGTTTATCATGTGTTTCATGATATCCATATATTGGTCTGTATGAATTATTGGAACTTTTGAACTGTATGCCCAAGGACATCTTGCAGTTGAACCATCTTCTGGTGCTGAAAGTTCTTTTAAATGTTTGTCTAACCAATTATCTATTCTTTTCTTTTCTGACTCATTTACCATGCAATTATGATTCCACCTATACCAACTAGTGCAAGAATAGAATTAGTAATTATAAGACTCCATTCTTTCCACATAATTGATACCGCTAACCATATAAGTCCACCACAGGCAAGTACTAAAGGTCCCAAAGGATAAAGTTCTTTCTGCGTGTTAATAGCAGTACCGATTATCAACACCGTTGTTGCTAACCATTTTAGATAAAAAGTAATATCTTTATTTGTCTTTTCCAACTGTCACCACCAATGTTTCGAGATCATCAAAAGCATCAGCATGAGCCTGCCAGTCACCTTTATGTGCAATTTTAATTGCCTTATTGATAAGTGTAGGTTTGATTTCTAATTCTTCTGCTATTGCCTTTACTGTATCTCTTAAGCCTGTTTGTAAATCTTCAATTTCTTGCATAACTGTCGCGCCTTCATTAACCAAACGTTCCAGTTTTGCTTTTTCGTCCGGTCCATATGTTCTATCAGACATTTTATTCTCCTAGTTAATTGTGTAATTATATACTCGTGTACTAACAATGTCAAGTTAATTTTATTTAACTTTAACAACTTTTGGTTTATCTGTATCTGGCTGTATTATTTGGATTCTTCGTCTTTGGTTTTGTATTGCCATTCATCAGTATGACCTACTGCCCATTTTGGAGTGTTTTCAACTGTATAATTTTGAGTGCATACTTTGAAATCTGGTATTTTCTTTTCCGGGTGTACCAAACTTTGATCTGTGAATACAGTTCTGTTATTTGGTTGTGCGGCAAATTGACCGTTGTCTAATTTTATTATGTTAAATGTTTTGTGTTCTGGATCATGCTCTGAAAAATTTATATCAATAGTTGAATGTTGTGTATGACACGTGTCAAGTGTAAACATATATTCGCCCTTGTGCATTTTTTTATCTTTGCCAAAAAATTCACAGTTTGCTAACATAGGTTTTTTAATTACAGTGATATCATAATCAAAGCAGTCCCAAATTTGTAGTGTGTCTAATGGTAATTGATCATCTTTATTGTAATCTTCCTTCCAAACAAATGCTGATATAGGAAGTTTGTCATATAATGCACCATAGTCTGTGAGTAGAGTTTCAAAATATAATGCTTTACCCATTATACTTCTAATTGATATCCATATTCCAGGAGTAAGTTCGCCATGACCTTTTTGATGATCGTATAGGTATTCTTTTTTTACGTAAACTTCTACAGGTGGTAGGTTGTGTACTAAGAAAGCCATTTGCGTCCTTTTTTAATTTTTAATTAGTACAGTATTTATTATTTTTTCTTCTTACGCCCAGCACAATGAGCCTTTTGAGAGAATCCTTTAGGGTTGGAACAGTTAATACTTTTCTTGTATTTTGCTGACCATTTTTCAGGGATTATTTCTTTTGCCCTCATTTTGTCTTGACGTTCTTGGCTTTACCGCGTCTATTTTTGTTTGGATCTTCGCGACGCTTACGACTTGCGGCTTTTTTACGGCCTTTTTTACCTAGTGCGTATGCTTTTGCGGCTGGTAAACACTTAGGCTTACCTTCTTTAGAACTGCCTCTAGCACATTGTCCTCTTACTTTTCCATCAGGACCGAAACGCACCCACTTTTGTTTGAACCATTTTTTAAGATTTTCGTTTAATTCTACTTCTTCAGAAAATAATAGGTTACCACATCTTACACAATAATCTACGTGTTCACGTTTGACACAGTTAGGTACACGTTTTCCGAACATGGTTTTCATGCCCTTCTTTTCGTAACCCTTCCAACAACGTGTTCCTTCTGTTTGTTTACCGTAAGTAATACACGGATCCTGACCACATCCGCAGTTTTTCTTTTTCTTTTCTTGGAATTCTTGATAACGCATTACTTACTCTTGTTGCCCCAGTTCTTAGCACCCTTTTTTCTGCACTGAACTAAAGCACCAGAGGCGTAAGCACTTGGCCAAACTTTATATCTTGATTTTACTTTGTGATAACAAGCATCTTTCTTTTCTGCTAATTGGTCAAACTCTTCTTCTGTAATTGCTTTTCCAACTGATTCTTCTAAAGAATTGTATGATTCTTTTTTCTTTTTATTATGCTTGTCTTTAATTTTTCCTATTTCTTCTGCACTCGCACCTTTACCTGCGGCACTTTGAATCTTTTTCATACCATCTTTTCCGTACTTTTTTACACCTGCACGGTACATGATACCACTTTCATCTGTTTCTTGATCTTTGCTTTCTTTCTTTGCCATCTTTGTTGCAGTGGCATACATTACTGCTTCAGCATCATCACCATAGCGATCTTTAAAGTCGCCTTTGGCTTTTTTCATGCCTTTGACGTACTTTTCTTTTTTCTTTTCTTCGCCTTTAGTTAATGAACGCTCAGTCTTTTTTTTTGAAAGAACTTGACCTAATTGTTCTGCTAATTGTTCTTTGTAGTCTATGGATTCTTTTTTATCTTTTTTTGCTTCTTTGTCTTTTACTGCTTTTTTCATTGGCTCTTTTTTATCGCCATCTTTATCCATATCTAAAAAGTCTGGTTTTGCTTTTGCTTCTGTTTGAACTTGTTCGAACTTTTGTTCGTAATCCATATGATGATAAACACTGCTTAGATAGTCACCTGCTTTTGTTATTTTAGATTGTACCCAACCTTCTAAACCTTCTTGTTCTGAAACACCTTTAAGCATTTCATGAAGTTTAATTGCATACTTTCCTATTTTGTATAACTCAGCACGAGCCATTTGCACTTCATGGTCTTTCTCAACCTTGTGTGCCAAATCTGCTAAACCTTCGTTTCTTAATTCTTTCTCTTTCATACTAGTATTTACCTCTTTTGAATGTTTCCACCAAATAGACTTGCACCCTTCATATCAAGTGCATTTACGGCTGTTCCTTTAGGGGTCTTTTTTTGGTCTGCTTTAGGAACACCCTTACCATCTCTTTTTACTTTTGCATAAGCAGTGATAGGGTTTGCCACAGTTGCTATTGCACCTGCACTAGTGGCTCCTGGTGTTGCCGCTTCTTCCATACCTTTTTTTACAAGTGTGCCATCTGGTTTTACTTCATGACCTGCTGGTATTGGTTTACACATCTGTGAATCTCTACAGAAATATTCACCTTCACCACATTGTTTGTCTGCTTCCATTTGATCATCGTCAAATATACCTAATTCATCTAATTCGTCTTGTATGAATTGTACTGGATCACCATCTCTTGCTTTTTGTGTTCCGTATGGCATATCTTGTTGATAGTGTGTGTACAAATCCATGTATAAATCAGTGTTGTAAATGTCATTTACATCACCTGTTGCTTTCATCTTTGCAGTTGCTTCTGGATGCTTTTTAAGTATATTCTTAACTTCGTCGTTAAAAGGATCTTCCTCCATGCTTTGTGTTTGCATTTGTGGTTGTGCTGGTGCTTGTTTTTTAGCACCTGCTTCTGCTTGTTTTACGAGCATCATAAACTTGTTTCTTAATTGTGTATCTGCAAGTATTGTAGATAATTGCTTGGCAAATGGAGCAATCTGCTTGGATAAATTACCTGTCAAAGCACCGCCTGTTGCAAGTTTATTCAAACCTTTTGCCATCATACCACCAGTACCTTTTGCACCCATCTTTTGTGCGGCCATTTTAGCGCCTTGTCCTACTTTGTTTGCAGTCTTTTTGACTGCACCTGCCGCCTGTTGAGCCATAGTTGGCTTCGGTGCTAGAGGGTTTTCCTTGACTGATGTTATTTCTCTAAGTCTCATAGTACTATTTACCTTTTTTTGCCTTACCTCTACGCATATTTAACTGCCATTGGGCCATGCGCCTCTTCTCTCCTGAACTAGATTTAGCAATCTTACTCAGTTGGCTTATGGTTGCTTTTTTTGGTATTCCAACTCTCTTGCTAAGGCCCTTTCGTCCAGGCTTCTTGCCATCCGCAAAATTTTCGCTCATTATGTCTTCTAAGTATGTGTCTACCATTTTTACCAAAGCATACTCATTATCTAGCAAACGTAGTGCATCGTATCTATGATGGCCGTTACAAATACGTCCTTTGCGGTCAACAACTATAGGATTGTATTCATCTAATTTTACATCCTTATATTGTTTCGCTAGTTTTCTAAAGGATCTGTCCTTTTGCACTGGTACCATGAGAGCGACTTTCATCTTACCAAGTTTGCCGTCCACATCTTTTGCGTGTATTTGTGGCGGTGGTTCACCTTTAGTTGGTTCCGGGTCAAAGTTGTGGTCTTGATAACCACTAACATCACCAACCTTATAACCTAATCTTTTAAGGTTGGATATCATATGTTGCTTTTCTTTTTCACCTCCAAAGAAGTTTAACATAATATCTTGGTCCCCCATGTTAGCATCATCTGGATTAGTTGTTGCTATGTTGGCCATGTTACGTCCTAACTTCATAAAGTCGTAGTCAGTAGCATCTGAATCTACTGAAACACTGTTTTTTGGAAGTGGTATTAAGTCGCCTTCTGTTGCTGGTTTTTCAAAGTGTTTTTTAAGACTACTTGCAGTTCTTTCGAACTTGTGATCTTTGTGTTTGAATCCAACTCCACCTGCGCCTTCCCATTTTCTTACGTTTTGTCCAAAGTCATCTATTAAAATGTTTGGAGTGCCATCTTTTTGTTTTGCGTATGCTTGTTTGTTTGCAGTAATGATAACCTTCTTAGGAGGAAATGCTTTTAAATGTTTCTCAACCCAAGCACGTTTACTAGGTTCTACCCTAGGATCATCTGCCATCGGTGCAGATAAAATGTTATACTCACCTTTTATATCTTTGATGATGCTTAACAATCTATTTGCGTTCTTTGTTGGTTTTAAATTAATCCAAAAGTCTTCTGTATCTCTAATTTTTTGTAGACCTTTTTCTACATTCTTAATTTGAAACCATTTTTTAACTTTCATTAATTTAGTCCATGCACCAAAGAAATCAACAAGCACACCATCCATATCAACAAATATTTCTGATGAACTTGAAAGTTCCTCTGCTCTAATTTCGTTTACTTTGCTTTCTGCTAAACCCAAATTAAATAATGTGTTTGGACTAGAATTTTTTCTTGCCTTTTTATTAAGTTCTGGTGGTCGACCATCTTTGTCGACTTTGAAGCCGAACTTTCCTGCTTCAATAGGAATTTGATTTACGCCAACGTCAGGCGTGGTGTTAACACCTTTTACAATTCTTCCACCATGCTCATATAGTTCGCGTAATTTCATTTTATTTTATCAACTCACAAGTTTTTGCGTTGGCTGTAAGTTCCTCACCTTTTTTATGTAACCATATGTAAGAATAAACAATTTGTCCATCCTCTGCTTGGGTACATTTTTTGCCTAGTTTAACACTTGGTGGAACAATATGTCCACTACAAGATGCTAACATTAATCCTGTTATTAGTATTGCTAATATTTTCATTTTTTCCTTCCTCTGAAGCCTGGAACACCCTGCATATAAGGTCTTCCAAACCATAGTTTAAACCATTCAGAGTCTCCTGGCTTTAGACCAAGTTCTCTTTCTTTTTGTTTTAATGCAGTTGCAGTATGACTAATATTAATATCTTCTGAAGTAACAGGACGTTGTCCTGAGTACTCTGGGATACCTGCTAATTTTTTTAGGTCTTGAATATCCATATTATATACTTTCTTTGACGGCTGTAAATTTAAAGCCTAAATTTTTGAATAAATTTACAGTTGTCTTTGCACTTCTTAATGCTTTTTGCATAAGTTCTTGATTTTCTTTTTCTTGATTATCATAGAAACGCAAAAATCTATTTGCCTCTTGCGGTGTTACAAATACTTTACCACCTACTTTGATTTCATTATCATCTGAACTCCAACTTAAAGGAAAAGGTTTGTTATCTTTTCTACTTGCTATGTTGTTAAGTACATCTAGTTTAGGTTTTTGTTGTTTTACTACTAGTTCTTCTAAGTTTTCATCAGTGCTACCTAGTATAGTTGATAAATTATCAAACATTTTTTTCGCAAAAGGTTGTGCAGATTTTGTTACACCTTTTTTAAATGAATCAAAGTCCTTGTTAATGACTGCTTGTCTCATTTTACTTGCACTCATGCCTGTGGCATCTTCCGCATCAGGATTGCGAGATAGTCTTTCAAATTTAATTTCTTCAAATTCAAAAAAACCATGTGCAGATTTT